TGCTGTTTAAAAAAACAAAAAACCGCATATGGTTATAAATGGGAATATAAACTAAATTAAATAATATGAGTAAAGAAAATACATTTAAAACCAAAACATTTACCTCACCTGATGGTATAAAAAGAACCATTTTTGATGGTAAATTACATTCATTTGAACATCCAGCTGTTCAATATCCTAAAGAAATGAAGAAAAAAGATGAATATTATGTTTATGGTATTCAATATACTAAAGATCAATGGTTAGAAGCCAAACGAGATACAAACGGCGTACCACCAGATAAAAACCCACAAATAAATAGTAGATATTAAAAAATTAGGCCTTGTAAAAGGCCTTTAATATATTTAATAAAAAATTTAAAAATGAAAAAATTAAAAATCTGTCTTACTTCCACAGTATCTTGTGGAAAAACTACTTTAATAAAAGCATTATCCCAAGAACCTGAATTTAAAGACTATTTTATTGCAACTGAGAGATCTCAATATTTAAGAGATTTAGGTATTCCTTTAAATACTGATTCTACTTTTAAAGGACAAATATTGTTTTTAGCAGAACGTACCTCAGAATTAATGAGAGATTCATTATTAAGCGATAGAGGAATAGTAGATGTTATGGCTTTTACGAATTTAGCTAAATCTATTAATGATAATGAAAAATTTAAACTAAATAAATTATGTAAAGAACTAATTAAAGAATATGATTATATATTTTATATTTCACCAGAAGGACTACCTATAGAAGATAATGGAGTTCGCGAGATTAATCCAGAATATAGATTACAAATAGATGAAGAAATTCAAAAATTATTAATCAATTATAAAGATGATATTAAAAATCTTTATGAAATATCTGGTTCAACCCAAGAAAGAATTAAAAAAATAAAAGAAATAATATTTTAATATATTTATACCTAAATTAAATATTAAAAATAATTAAATAATGGACATAGCAAAACAAAGAAATTTCTTATTAAGCGAAGCAAAAATCGTAACACCTTTAAATGAAATGGCCCATATTTCTGGTAAACTTCAAGCAGCAATTGATTCTGTTATTGAAGCTTATCCTGAATTAGATGGTTTACCATTAAAAAAACAAATTAGAGGAGACCAAGATGTAATTGATGCATTAGATGGTTCTGATTTATATGAAAATCAGTTAAATAAATATATCGCATTAAAAAAAGGTAGAAGAGAATTACAACAAAGAGGTAGAAAAGTTCAACCTAAAGATGGAGAACAACCAATTAATGAAATGGCGAAAATTGGGGGGGCTCTTAAAGATGCTATTGATGCTGTAATAGAAGCTAATCCTGATTTAAATGGTTTACCTTTAAAAAAAGCAATTAGAGGAGACGAAGCAGTTCAAACAGCTTTAGGTAAAGACACTTTACATGATAATCAATTAAATAGATATATTGCCGTAGCTAAAGGTGATATGACTTTAGGACAAAGAGGTAGAAAACCATTAGATGCTACAAGAGACGCTCAAACGGTTTCTGATATAGGACAAGAATATCAAGAATTAGAAAAATTAAATGGTTTTGATGAAGCTGAACCTATGGATATGGGTTCTGAAGATGAAGACCAAGATCCATTAGATACATGGAATGTTTTAGATGATGAAGATCCATTAATAAGCGATGAAGGACCAAAATCATCAGAAATAGATAATTCATTTGAAGATGATGTTGTAAGTGATCCAACAGCTAATGCTCATAAAAATATTATTACTAAAAAAGTATCTAAAATTGAAAATGCTGCAGATGATGAAACTTATAAAAGAGAAATGGCTGCATTAAAACAATTCATCCAAAAACCAGAAGTTAAAAAATCATTAGGTACAGATTTAATAAAAACATTAGTATCATCAATTATAAAATAAAAAATGAAACAATTAAATGAAGTTGCAAGAATGCAACAATTGGCAGGGATTAATGAAATAAAAATCCTAAAACCAAATGAAAAAATAATAAAATATCAAGATGAAAATTATTATTTTAAATTAAATAATGATGTTTTAGAAGGTTTTTTAGATGATGAAGATAATAACACACCAACTTTCACATTTCATGATTTAACAGATGAACAAAGAGAAAAATTTTTAAATTTGTTTAATGATGATGAAATTGTGGATTATGATGAAGAAGATAATTGGTTTATGATTATAAAAGATGCATTTAAAATAATATAAATGTTAGATAATATAAACTTTAAAAGAGAACCTCTTTTGGGCGAAAGCTCGAAAGAGGTTTGGTTTTCCTCAACCAAAATATTATATTTGATTATCTTTTTATTATTAGTAATAATAGTAGGTGGATGGTTTAAATATCAATCGACTGATACTTCTTTATTTGAAGATAGATTAAAGAAAAGCGAATTAAAAATAGATTCTCTTTCTAATGAAAATTCTAGTTTAAAATCACAAGTAATTGATTTAAACAAAGATATTCATATTTTAAATGGTAAATTAAATACCAATTCTAAAGAAATAAATAATTTAAAAAAAGATATAGATGAAAAAATTAAAAACGTTGATACCTATTCTTATGATCAGCTTCTTTTGTTTTTCTCAAACAGATACAACGAAAGTAACCTTCCAAACTAAAACAGTAAGGTTAATAGCTAAAGATTTGATTAAAAAAGATGGTTTAGAAAAAGAAAATAAATTATTGTATAATAGAGTTTATATCTTGGAAGAAAAAGTATCTAAACAAGATACTATTATTATAAAAAAAGATCAAATTATTAAAAATGATTCTATAATAAAATTAGAAAAAGATATACAACTTAAAACTAAAGATGAATTAAATGCATCTCTAAAAAAAGACCTAAGAAAATCCAATACTGAAAAATGGTTTTGGAAAATAACTACCTTTATTTCTACTGGTCTTGCCATATTTATAGCGGTAAAATAATAAATTAATATTATGTCCGATTTAAATCAACAAAACACATCTTATAAAAAAATGGTTATGGAAGAATACGCAAGGTGTGCTGCAGACCCAGTGTATTTTATGCGAAAATTTTATAGAATTCAACATCCTCAGAAAGGTAGTATTCTCTTCAATCTTTACCCATTCCAAGAAGCCATATTAAGACAATTTATGTCTGGGGATTATTATTTAATTAATAAATCTAGACAGTTAGGTATTTCAACATTAGTATCTGCTTATGCTTTATGGTTGATGTTATTTTATAAAGATAAAAATATTCTGGTATTAGCTACTACAGAAGCAACAGCACAAAACTTAATTACTAAAGTACGACATTCATATGATGCTTTACCTTCGTGGCTCAAAGTTAAAGATACAGAACATAACAAAACAAAATTAAGACTTAAAAACGGTTCTCAAATACAAGCTAAAGCAGGTACTGAAAATGCAGCACGTTCTGAAGCTGTTTCTTTACTAGTATTAGATGAGGCCGCATTTATTGAAAAAATTGAACCACTTTGGGTTTCTGCACAACAAACATTAGCAACTGGTGGACAATGTATAGCATTGTCTTCTCCAAATGGTTCAGGTAACTGGTTTTATAATACTTGGATAAAAGCCCAAAATAGAGAAAATAAATTTATCCCTTTACGATTACCTTGGACAGTACATCCTGAAAGAGATCAATCATGGAGAGATGAACAAGATTTACTTTTGGGTAAAAGACATGCTGCACAAGAATGTGATGCCAGTTTTATTACTTCTGGTGAATCTGTTATTGAAGTAGAAATTTTAAATTGGTATAAAGAAACATATGTAAAAGATCCAATTGAAAGGAGAGGGGTTGATGGAACATTTTGGATTTGGGAATATGCTGATTATTCTAAATCATATATGATAGTAGCTGACGTTGCTAGGGGTGATGGTAGTGATTATTCAACATTTCATGTTATTGATATTGAAAATTCAAGGCAAGTAGCAGAATTTAAACATCAAATATCACCTAAAGATTTTTCTCAAATGTTATACCTAATTGGATTAGAATATAATAATGCTTTAGTTGTAGTTGAGAGTAACTCTTATGGATGGGAAGTATTAGGAAGATTAATTGAAAAAAATTATCCAAATATTTATTACTCTCCTAAAATAGATTATACAAATAATAATCTTGATGAATATTTATATAAATACAGTGAAGGTACTGATATGACTCCTGGTTTTACAATGTCATTAAAAACAAGACCGTTAGTTGTATCTAAATTAATATCATATATTAGTGAACGAGCTATTGAAATACAATCTCAAAGAACAATAGATGAATTAAAAACATTTATTTGGAAAAATGGAAAACCTCAAGCGCAATCAGGAACTAACGATGATTTAATAACTTCTTTAGGAATTGGTTTGTTTCTTAGAGAAACTTCATTACATTACCAAAAGACAAGTATGGAATTATCTAGAGCATCTTTAGGTAATATTCAAACAGTAAATTATTCCGCAGGGGTATATAGTAATAACAATTTTAATCAAAACCCATACGCTATGCCTATGGGAGATGGATCTTTTGAAGATTTATCATGGTTACTTTCTTAAAATTTAAACAAAATAAATGGAAGAACAAAAACAACAAGGTAGTTTTTTCGACAAAATTCAAAAATTATTTTCAAGTGATGTTGTAATACATAATGTTGGAGGAAATCAACTTAAAGTAGTTGACACTTCTAAAATCCAATCAAATGGTGCTTTAGAAACCAACTCATTATTTGATAAGTATAATAGAATTTACACTACATCAGGAAGAAATGCTTACAATACAATGAATCAACTTCCAACTTCAAGAATCATGTTATATACTGATTATGAAGCTATGGATACTGACTCTATTATAGCATCTACTTTAGATATTTTATCAGATGAAGTTTCACTACGAAATGATTTTGGTGAAGTATTACAAATACAAAGTTCAGATGAAACTATACAAAAAATATTATATAATTTATTTTATGATATTTTAAATATAGAATTTAATTTATGGTCTTGGACACGTAATATGTGTAAATATGGAGATTTTTATCTTAAATTAGAAATATCTGAAAAATTTGGTGTATATAATGTTATTCCATTTTCATCATACACAATGATTAGAATAGAAGGAGAAAATCCACAAAATCCTTC